CTGGTTGACCGGGAATTTGGTGTCGTAGTCGACCTTGACCTCGACATAGGCGCGCGGCGGGGCGCCGCCATCGGTGATGATGTGCGGGTAGAGCATCTTGAAGTGTTTCACCGAGGCGGTCTTGAACAGGTTCCACGCCGTCTGCACGTCGACCATGATCGGCTGGCCGTCGTCGCTCCTGATCGACGGGTGCATTTCGTAGACGGCGCCATAGTCGTCGCCGAAATAGACGATCGGATCGAGCCAGTTCCATGAGCGCGCGGGCACCCCCTTGAACTGCGACCACAGCGGCTGCGGCATGTGGCGGATCATCTGGTCGTAGCCGTTGGGGGCCCCGGTCGGCACATTGGCGAACAGCCGCCCGGTCGACGGGTTGAGGAACAGCTGCCAGCCCTGCCGGTCACGGTAGTTGATCGCCGTCTTCAGGAAGTAGCTGATCACCGACTTGTCTTCCTTGCCGAGGTTTTCCGTCTCCGAGCGGATCGTCGTCGTCATCGGCACCACGCCGGTCGGGATCAGCGCGTAGAGGTCGCCGCCGTAGTTGATCACGCAGTGCTTCGACATCGGCGCGTCGAACCGGAAGATGCCGACCATCGTGAAATCTTCGTCGGGATCGAGGCCGCGCCAGATCACCGCCTCGCCATTGGTCGAGAAGCAGACCAGCATATCGTCCATGCCGGTGCCGCCGTCGATCGACCATGTCGCCAGCGCCCTGATGGCGCCGCCGCGCCGGAACATGGCGTTCATCGGCAGCACCGAGACTTCGCCGGTCTTCTGCTGGATCGGCAAATAGTAGATGGCGAGGTTGGTGTTGTCGGCGAAAAACAGCCGGTTCATGTGGGAGACGACGATCTGAAACTGGTCGGGATTGATCCAGTTTTCGCCAGGCGTCGCGGTCACCGTCTCCTTGATGAAGGAGCCGAGCGGCGTGGCGGTGGTGCCTGCCGCCGAGGTGCCGGTCGCCGCCGAGGTGTCGATGCCGGGCAGGGTGAAGGTGTTGGGCGGGGTGCCGACCGAGGCGATGATGTGGTTGCCGTTGCAGACCGCGAAGTCGCCGATGGCGCCCGCGATCCTGACATCCATGCCGTTGTGGAAATTGCCGATCTCGCCTGCGGTGACGGTGACGACCGCCGGATCGGCCTTGGAGATGGCGCCCGCCGCGAGGCTGACCGCAGCGCCATCCGCCGCAAGGCCGCCGTCCCACGACCAGACGCCGTCGGCGCCGTTGACCATGACCGTGTATTTCTTCTGCGCCAAATTGGCGAACGAGGTCCAATGCCAGTCGTCGGAGGTGAAGCCGCTCCGCACCAGCGTCCCGTCGACGGCGTTGCACAGCGTGTGGTTGGTCGCCGCCAAGAGCCGCTCCGGTTCCCCGTAATGCGGCACCAGATGCCAGATCGGGGCCAGGCCTGGCATGGTGGCGACCTTGCGGAACCCGGCGCGGCAGGTGATCCTGTCCTCCTCGACATAGAAATTGGTCAGGATCGGCGCCGTCAGCGGATCGCCAGGCGTCAGCGCCGTCGACAGGTTGAGGCCCTTCAGCGGCGCGGCGAAGTGCGACACCCTGGAGACGCCGCCCTTCTTGACGGTCAGCGGCTGCGACGGGTGGAAGTAGCGGGAGGGCAGCAGCCTCATTGGATGCGCTCCGCGTCGGCATCGAGGTCGAGCACCCGCCGGTTGGCCTCCACCGCCACCTTGTTCAGCCTCACCGTGAAGTCGCGGTGCGGCTCGCCAGATTCGAGGCCCTTGGCCTGCAGGAAGCGGAACTTGAGGCCGCTCACCGCCAGCCTGCCGTCGAACAGGATGAGGTCGGTGTCGGCCTGCGGCACCTGTCGCGGCGTGCCGTCCGTGGCGAGCAGCCAGTAGCCGTCGCCGAGCGCCTGCCGGTAGGGATCGTCGGTCAAAAGTTCGTCGGCCACCGCCGACAGCAGCGCCACCATCTGCGAGATGTCCTGATCCAGCGAGCCGATCGCCTGGCTGACCGGGCGCTGGGCAATGCCGATCTCCTGGCTTGCCTGGCTGACGGCCTGCTGGACGGTGATCAGCCTGGTTGCCATCTCAGGCCACCCGCATCTTCAGTGTGTCGATCATCGCATCGCGCGCCGACAGCTGCTGCTGCGCCTCCTTCAGCTGCTCGGCCAGCTGGTCGCGCTCCGCCTCCAGGCCGCTGATGATCGCCTCGTATTTGCCGGTCTGGCCCTGCAGCTTGATCATCGCGCGGGCCCGCTCGGCCAGTTCGCGGATGGCTCCCGGCAGCTTGTCGCCTTTCAGTTCCGCCAGCTGCTGGACGGTGAAGATGTCCCTGGCGGCGCAGTTTTCCAGGTCAGCGGCGCTGACCACCGGCCACAGCGCCAGCGGGTAGCCGTCAACATGCTTCTTGGCCTGTTGCTGCTTCTGGAAGACCTTGTATTCCTCCTCGAATTGGATGAAGTGGTCCTCCCCGGCAAGGTGCGGGGTCCAGGTCAGCGGCGGCATGCCGGTCCAGATCATGAGTTGCTCGCGGTAGAGCGGCAGGCCGTCCTCGCCGACGCCGTCCTGGATGTAGTCCATGACGAACTTTCCGAGCCCTTGTCTGTCGGTATCCATGTCATCCTCCGGTTGAGGGTCGGAGGGGGACGCGGGGCGCGGCCACCTCCTCCCCAAGGGACCGCCGGGAGAGGGACCTGCCCGGCGGAACCAAGTATTATGTACCTGTCAGAAGTATTCTGCCTTGCATCGAGCGGTTGCTCAAAGTAAGCGCCCCCATGAATGCAATATGCTTCGTGACAGCATCCATGTCGGGACTTTGATCTGGAAGATCAAGTGCTTCGAAGTTCCGTCCAGAATAGATTTCGAACTTCATATACTTTGTATTCAACATATAGCCACCAGTCAATCCGGTGGCGGCGCTGTCATATACTACTGCGGCAGTTTTATACTTCAAAGTTTCGAAGCCCAAGGCTCCCAACCTTGCGTCGGCATAACGCTGGTTTTCCTGCATGCCGCTTTCCAAGGTGCCGTAGACTTCGGCGTCGAGCAGGATCAGGTCGGGATGCTCGGTGCCGCGTGTCAGCTTCAGCCACAGCGCGTTCAGCCCCGCCTTGAGGGCCGGGTACTGCAGGCCGGTCGCCCTGGCGATCGACTGGAACTGGTTTTTCCAGAAGGTCCAAGTAGTACTGTCAATACCGCCAACTATACCTGTACCGGCATCAGTAACCATTGCTTTGAGGCCAGCAAATGACTTGGCCACCGAGCCGTCTCCATAGACGGCCTTGGTGATGTTGTTGGCCATCGTCGCTTCGGCATTGTCCATTTTGCCTTCCAGCAGATTGAGGATGCGCTCGCGGCCCCGGTTCTTGGCCAGGTCGGGACCGCTGAGCGTGACGCTGGCCACCGCGTTGGCGGGGGCGTAGTCGGCCTCCGATATGGTTTCCTTGACCGCCCTGGACAGCAGCTCGGTGCCGCTATACCAGGCGAAGGTTTCCTCGGCATAGGTCAGCGGCGTTGCGATCGCTTTGCCGCCTTCGATGATGCGTGTCCTTCCGTTTTGCTTGAGAAGTGCAGTAACGGCATTCGAATTACTGACGTTATCTGCAAAGGTCCGATGGTAATTGTTCAGCGTGGTCGCAACCAGCTGGGTGACGGTGGGTTCAGCCATTGTGGCCTCCGAGGGGAAAAATTCCCTTAGAAGCCGACCTCGTCAGCCGTACTTTCGAGCACGTCGCGCAGGCTCTGCTTGCCTTGCGGCTCGGAGGGCTTGGTCACCGGGGAGGTCAGTCCCCTGGCGTTGCCCCTGACCGCTTGCCTGGCCCTTTGATCGGCCTGCTGCCGCTCGACGCTCTGGCGTTGGGCGGCGATCAGCTGATCGCGGGTTGCCGGGTTCATCCAGCGCGCAGTCTCGTAGGCCTCGCGGAGGTCGCGCCCAGGGTTGGCCTGGAACATCTCGATGATCTGCGGCAGCACGGCGTCGAAGTCGGGCCGCAGCAGTTTGCCGTCGGCGCCCTTCTCTTCCGCAAAGCTGTCGATTCCCCACCGGGTGACCCTCAAGGCTTCCTGCTCGGCCTGCTGGGCCGAGGCCTGCTGCATCTGCTGGATGAGGCCTTCCAAAGCCTGCACCCTGTTCGAAGTCTGGCCGACATGATCGGCGAAATAACGGATGGCCGGGTCTTTCATGTCAGCTTCGGAAAGCTGGCCTGGTCCTCCCGACCGGCTCGGGGCCAACGCCGCTGGGTCAATTCCGCACCGCTGCGCGATCTCCTGGACCAGGCTGAGCCTGTCCTGCAGATTGGGGCTGATCGCCCGCCGATGCATGCCCGCCCATTCGCGGATCGCATCGGTGGGGGCCAGGCCCGCCTGCTGCAGCGATCCCGAGATGACGGGATCGCCAAAGATCGGCGCCAGCTGGCGCACAAAACTGTCTGCTTGCGCGGTGGCCTGCACGCGCCGCTGGTAGTCGCCTTCCATCTCTGAGTGCCGTCTGAGCAGGAAGGCCTGCCCCTCCGGCGCCAGTCTGCCAAAGGCCTCTCTATCGGCGGCGCTCCAGTTCGCGGGCGGTTCGCTGCTTCTCCCCTCGGGGGCTGGGTGAACCTGTGGCGGCTGGGTCTTGTCTGGGCTTTCGGGGCTGGGTGCAGGCTCCGCCTGCGCTGCTTCTCCCGGCTGCGTCTCTTTCGAGGCGAAGCGGCCTAAATTATCCCTGGGTTGTCCGTCCTGTCCAGACGGCGGCTCCTCGGGCGATGAAGAGGCGTCGATCACCTCGTCATAGGCGTCCTCGGCGATCTCCCGCAGCGAGCGTTTCGGCTCAGCTGCGGTCGCGCCATTGGAAAGGGGCGTCTGCGGGTCGTCTGGCATGGTCGGTAGCCCTTTGTTCGAACGGACCTCTCGGGAGGTCCCTCGGGTCGACCGCGCTACCGGCCTGCATGTCGGCGTCTCGCTGACGCCAGGATGAAATGGTCTCGCCCGTGATCGGGCTTTCGAAACTCTCGAACTTGCTCAGCATCGGCGTGGGAAAACCGTCACGGATATCGACACGGTTTTCCCCCTTGACCACCATTTTGCCGTTACGGAGGACATAGACGGTCATTCCAGCACCGCCTTCCAGGCCAGCATCTCGGCGATCTCCAGCACCGTTGCCGCATGATCCATGCGGCGGGATGACCAATGGTGCTGCTGGTGATCGGTCGGCGGCATGGTGCCGTCGGCGTCGTGCATGTAGGCCCGCAGGAGCTCGCAGGCCTCGGTGATGCGCGCCAGGTGCATCTGCTGGTGCTCGGTCGGCCCGGTTTTTCGGGCCTGCTGAAGGATGCCAATGCTCATGTCACGGTGAACAGCTTGTCGGTGTTCGACAAAAGATTGTGGTCCTCGACCGCCACTGAGACGGTGCCTGCGGAGGCCTTCCAGATCGCCACCGTCATCTGCGTCGGCGAGACATAGGTGCCGGAACTGTCGGGCACATTGGAGCCGCCGGTCAGCACCGTCGACCACGGCGTGAAGCCGGTGCCGGTGATGGTGACCTGCAGCGGCAGCGTTGCCGCAGCCCCAGTGGTCGGGCTGATCGAGGAGACGACCGGCGCGACAGGCACCGTGGCGCCGCCGGTCGGATAGGGATCATCGGGCTCGATCCAGCCGCGCGCCCTGCCGATGTCGACAGCCAGCGTGGTGCCGATCATCGCCGCCTTGGCGGCCTGCGTGCGCGGCGCATAGTCGGTCGCCGCCGCCCTGCCGCTGGCGTCGGTGATTGCCACGGCAGCCGTCGACTGATCGACATCGTCCCCCCTGACGCCGCCGACAAAGTCGCCGGAGGCGGAGGTCAGCACCGGCTCGGCGGCGTTTTCGTTGGCCAGCGTGGTGGTGGCGACACGCGGCGGATAGCGATGCCAGTTGACCGGCACGATTTCGTTCAGCTTCAGGGTGGCGATCGGCGTGTCGTTGGAGCGGTTGAGGTCAAACTGCGCCATGGCGTGCCTCCAGATCATTCTGCAGCAGCGAACCGCCAGCCGCGAGACTGGCGACATGGGTATCGGTCCACTGGTCGGCTGGCACCAGTTCCAGAGGGCTGTGCAGGCTCTCCAGATATTTGACGCGGCCTTCGGCGGTCATCGGGTTGCCGCTCGGGTAAGGTTCGTTCTCCGCCACTTCCAGCACCGCGACCATCTCGACATACATCAGCGCCGCCTTCTCCTCCTGGGTCTTCGGCGAATAGTCGACATTGGAGACGGTGACGCCGTCGGGGTTTTTGGTCGGGTGGTCGCCGGTCACGAACTGCTGCTCGACCGGCGGATTGGCATATTCGTAGTCGGCCAGGTCGATCGGCAGCGGGCTTTGATAGGCGGGGGTGCTCTCAACCATGGGCGTTGTCCTCGGGCTTTCTCACCGGAACGCCGCGCACTTCCTGGTCGATGTCCTCCTGCGGCCTCGGGTTGCCGGTCGGGTAGGGATCGCGGGGGCCGATGCCGAGGTCTTCGTCGGTGCGGGTGACCGGGCTCTGATGCACCGCCTCGCGGAAATTGGCGTGCGGCACATGCTCGCCGCGTACTTCCGGCTTGATCTTTTCCACCCTGGCCTTCCTGGTCTTCTCCGCCGCGCCGGTCGCTGCGCCCTTTTCCATCTCCTCGACGGTGGCGTCGGACAGGTCATCTTCGCCTTCGGCGGTGGTCGATACGTCTGGTTTCTTGGCCATGTCAGTCTCCTTCAAACGGGTGGATGGGGACGGTGCTGCGTCACCGCCCCCTGGCCTGGCTAACGGTTCTGGCCGCCCTGGCCGGGATTGCCCTGGCCGGGACGGTTGGGATCGCCCTGGCCTGGCTTGTCCTGCGGTTTCTGCTGGCCGCCCTGGCCGCCGCCACGACGATCGTCGTTGTCGTCGTCGTTGTCGTCGCCCTGGCCGGGCTTATTGGGGTTCTGTTGCATGGTGTTTCCTTTCGTGAAGTCCACCCCATTCACATCAATCCAGGCGGGGCCGCGCCGTTCCCTGCGCCACCAGGAGGCATTTTTGGTGGGCCTCCTGGCGGCATGCCAGGTGGGCCGAGGCCGGGAGGAGGTTCGCCGGGAGGCCCTGGCATTGGCGGTGGCATCATCATCGGCGGCGGCTGTGCTGCCAGCTGGTCCTGGAACTGGTTGATCATCTCGACCACGGGCCGCGAGTAGCGGATCGGGTGCAGGAACATCTTCATCAGTTCGAGGCTCAGCTGCATCACCTGCGGCGGCGGCAAAACGCCGGTCATCAGCATCTGCTGGGTGCCGGTCATCACCAGGCCGATGGTCTGGGCGATCTGCGCCATGCCCTCCTGCTCGGCCTGCAGGTCGGGCACCACGGTCGAGTCGCTCTCGATGTCGATGGCGCAGGTGCGCATGAAATCGGAGCGCAGGATCGCCATCACCTCGGGCGTCACCTCCTCGCCGGTCATCCTCGCAAGTGTGGCGGGATCAAAATTCTGGGCGATGATTTCGGCCTTGAGGCGCAGCAAATCCCTGACGAAATTGGCCGCCGCCTGGCGCTGGTCCTCCAGCCGGTTGACGCCCATCGTGCCCTTGATTCTTTGCGCTGTCGCGGTTTCGGAGGCTTTCGTCGCTCCCCGCATGATGTCGGAGATGCCCATGATCTCGTAGATCGCCTGCTTGATCTGCTCGCGGGCCAGGAACAGCTTGTCGAGCGCCGCCATCCAGAGGTCGATCGGCACCAGCCAGATGTGGTTCTGCAGGCCGCCGTTCAGCATGTCGACGCCGTCGACCGGAATCATCTTGCCGTCGCCCGCCGTCAGGATGTCGGCGATCTCGGTGGAGGCCGAATTGTAGCCGCCGCGAACCTTGATCATGCGGGTCAGCGCCGAGATGCGGGCCGACACCTCGTCGAGGTCGGCGGCGAGGTTGTTGTAGAGGTCGTAATAGGGGCGCGGGATGCGGCTGTCGGAGGTGGTGACCGCCAAAAGCGGCACCGGGCACGGGAAGAAGCCTTCCAGCTGCAGGGTGTCGGGATCGATCCTGAGCAGCAGGCCGCCGGTTTCGCGGATGAACCAGATGATGCGGCGGTTCACCCGGTCCCAGATTTCCCACACCATGCATTTCCGCACATGGTCGCCGAGGTTTTGCGCCGTCTTCATCGCCGAGCCGCCGCCGACCGGGCTTTTGGCGGCGCTCTCGTCGGTCCAGCGCAGCAGGTCGCCGGTCTTGCCCGCCGCCTTGATCGCCGCGTATTCGGGCGAGCCCTCGAACTCGCGGTCCAGCTGCTGGCGGGTGAACAGATGGCGGAACGCCATCCAGTCGGTATCGGCGGCCTGGCGCACCGGGTCGATCAGGAAGTCCTCCCAGTAGACATATTCGTCGCCGACCTCCTCCCACACCTTGCGCTCCTCGGTCGGCGCCGTGCCATCAGGAAGCGGCCCGCCAGAAAGCTCCATGGTCTGCATCTGCGGACGCCAGCGCACCCTGCAGATGCCGCGACCAGGCAGCAGCACGTCCTTGATGGCGGTCTTGATCGCCTCGTCGGAGCCCTCGTCCTCGAGCACGATCTCCAGCGCCTTTTCCATCACCGCCGCCGCCGTCTCGGCCACCTGCTGCTCGGGCGATGGAGGCTCAGGCGGCGGGATCGGCGGGTGGGTCGGCGGGCCGGGAGGCGGCATGCCCGCAACGCCTCCCGGCCCTGCTGACGCCATCATCGGCGGGGGAGCTGGTCCCGCCTCCGGCGGCAGATCGATCGGGCCAGCGCCAGGCGGGACCATGGCCCCGTTCCCGCCTGGCATTGGCCCCGGCCCACCGGGCGGTAGCGCGCCCAATGGGGGAGCGGGAACTGGCGGGATAACAGGGGGGCCTCCCGGCATGGGACCGGCGGCGAGGGGGGTTGGGACCGGGGGCGGCCCTGCCGGAGCCATACCGGGAGGCGGCATGCCAGGCGGCAAACCTGGCAGCATGGGAGGCATCGGAGGCTGTGGCGGCGGGCTCGGCTTGGTGAAGCGCGAGCGGACCACAGGCTTCGGCGGCTTCTGGTAGACCGCCGGTAACATGACTTCCGTGTTGGCGTACAGCACGTTGAAGGTGACGCCCGAGGTGGTCACCCTGCCGGTCTTGGCGTTCTTCGCCTCGTTGCGGTAAATCTGCACGATCTCGCGGGCCCGCTTGCGCCAGTCCTGCTCGGCCCGCTCGGCATCGCTGAGGCAGGCGGTCCAGTATTGCTTGTCGACCTCCGGTTCGTATTGGGCGCCGGAATAGGGATCGTCGCTGGCGCCGACCGGCTGCTGGCCGGGCTTGGTCGCCTGGACGCTCTCGGCGTCGTCAGGCGGCTGGGTGAGGTCGGGATCGCGCGCCATCAGCGTCTCCCGACAAATCTGGCTTGGCCAGGCTCGAATATGGCGATCTGGCCGACATCGTCGGCAATGGCATCATAGCCTTCGTCGCGGATCAGACGGTCCAGCCGCTCGATGTTCAGGTCGCGGTCGTACATGTCGTAGTCGTGGGCATACGGCTCATAGAGGCCGCGCCCGGCCAGAGTCCTGTAGCGGCGCTCGTATTCGGCGGCGTCCAGCGGCTTGCGAACCGTCAGATCGGCCTCGTTGACGATCGGCTCCTGTGCGCCGCGCATGATCGAGTAGGAGCGGGCGATGTTGGGTTCCCTGGTGAAATAGAACTTGCCCCGGCCCCAGCCGAGTGCGTTCTGCCTGCCATGCGTGTCCTGCGCCCGCGTATGCGACAGTTCTTCGTAAGGGGTACTGGAACCGCGATAGGCGCGCACGATCTGCGCCAGCGTCTCCCTGGTCGGCTGTGGCTGGCCAAACGCCCCGCCGAGCCCCATCGGCTGCGCCAAGTCCTCATTGCCCAGCGTCGGCTTCATCAAGCCCATCGCAAACAATTCGCCAAGGCCGGGAATGTCCTGGTCCATCACTTCAACTCATGCAGCCTGAAGGCGTTGGCGATCAGGTACGGGTTTCTGTCCCTGACCGCGTCCTGGCGGGCCAGGAACGGCCTCGAGAGGCAGGCATAGCGGGTGTCATCAACGGCGTGATCCTCGACCTCGGTGTCCAAATCCTCGGGATTGTGCTGGTCGTGGATCATCATCGGGATGGTGCGGATGACATCGCGGCAGGTCGCGAAGAAGAAGATCAGCGGCCCGTCGGCATTGCCCTTCAGCCGGTAGCGCAGCTGGTCCCAGCCGCCCATCCTTTTGTCCCTGGCGACACGGGTGTTGTCGGCACGGCGGAAGATCGCCCCGTGGCGGCCCAGCGTCTCGGCGATCGACGGCCCGGAGATGACGGCGAAGGCCGACGGGTCCAAGACGCCGTAGCTGATCTTCTCGCGCTGGCCCCGGTGGTCGGTTTCACGGGAAACAATGCCCCTGGCGACCTCCTCGGCGGTCATCTTGAGGCCTGAATTGTTGCCGCCTGGCTTGGCGCCGTACCACTCCCGGTAGCGGATGATGGCGCCTCTTGGGATGATCCTGCCGTCATGCTCGAATGTGTCCTGGCAGACCGCCCACCAGCCGACCGAGAACGGGCTGGCCGAGCCCCAATCCATCGAGCGGAAGCGAATCCAGGGCTCGGGCACGGTGAACGGGGCAATGACGTGGCGGTCGTAGGCGAACTCCTCGAAAAAGCCGCCCTCGACAACGTTCCAGTCGCCGTCCAGCCAGGCCCTGACCAATTGCGGCGAGCCGACCGCCTTCAGCCGCTGCACATAGCCAGGGTCCGATTCGAGAAGCGCCGGGTTGTCCTTGACCCTGGACGGGATGAACACCCTGGAGATGCCGGTGTCCTCGTCCCTGACCAGGTTGAAGGGGCCATTGTCGATGAACATCGACTTGACGGCGAAATGGCCAGGGCCTCCCGGGTTGCAGGTGGCCTTCATCTGGCACCTGACGCCCGCCGCCGAGCGCAGCGTGGCCAACAGCCTGTACATCGGGTCAAGGCTCGAAAACTGGGTGATCTCCTCCAAATAGACCCGGGTCAGCGACCAGCCCTGGTAGGACTGGGCATCGCGTTCGTTTTCGAGGAACGCCATGTGCAATTTGGCGCCGCAGCGGAAGTCGAAGAACGAGCCGTGCTCGCGCCACTGGGCGGCGTTGCCGTAGAGGGAAATCGCGGTGTGGATGGTGTCCTTGAGGTCGGTCCTGGTCTTGCGGACCATCAGCCCCCTGGCGTTGGGGCCGTGGTCCTCGGCATGCAGCCAGAAATCGCCGAGCGAGGCATAGGTCTTGCCGCCGCCTCGGGCGCCGCCGAACACCGTGATGTCCGCCGGGCTGTCGATATAGGCCATCTGCGCCGGTTGCGGCACAAACCGTATCTGGACACGCGCCATAACGGCACCACCAGATATATGATTTGGAACGAAGCTGTGAAGAGGAAAAAACGCAGTAACCCCGGTCAAGGGCTCAAAGCATCACCCGCCGCTGCGCGGCCAGCGGGCTAGACCGGGTCCACAATGGCAGTGTGACGCTGCCCCCGGTCGCTTCTCGCAGCTCGTCAGCCCTCCCGCTTGCCCGCCTTCCACAACGCACCAGCCGGTGCGCGTCTGCGACGGGTCAAGGCCGAGGATGGCGGCGGCTTTGCGCATCACTTCAGCCTATCATGAACAACAGCGGCAAGACGCCAAGTGCGATCAACAGCCACGGCTGCGCACCAAAACCGACCAGCAACCACCACGCCAGAGCGCCCATCACTCACCGCCTTTCAGGGCGTTGCGAGGCACCTCAAAGAACGGTTCCTTGCCGCCGTAACACACGGCAATCCCGTTCGGGCCAATACAGCCGTAGGTGTCTCCCGCATACCGCTCGACCCTTGTTCCTGCCGGGATGTCGGCATCAAGCCAAGGGCACTCATCTGTTGTCACCGTCCGCGACAGCCTGAAGGCGCTCATCACTGCCTCACTCCCTGATCAAGAGGATGATCCATATATTCCATGATATCGACATCATTATGATCCACCCTATAAAACATGCCGATGCCGCCCCGCCTCGATCCAGACAGCCCGACCGAAAAGGTGCAAATCCTGGCGCCCAAAACCCTGTGGGTGCGGGTCGATGAATGGCGGAGGAAACATCCCGACCTGCCCAACCGGAGCGAGGCGATCCGGCTGCTCTTGCTGCTGGCGCTCGATCTGGACATGTGATCAGGCCTGCATCCGCTTCAGAATGCGCCGAACATGCTCGGTGTGCCATTGGCCGCCATTGGGGGTGGTGTAACCGCAGGCATTGAGCCGCCCGGCGATCGTCGCCAAGGTGTCGCCCGCCTGGCGCAAGGGCTGGATCAGGCCGATCATCTGCCTGGCATGGGCGTCTGCCTGTTGCTGGCGGGCGTCGTTGGCATGGTTGATGGCGTTGGGGCGATGACCGCCCAGCTTGGTGCCCCTGGCACGGGCGGCGGCGAGAGCGGCCTTGGTGCGCTTGCTGATAAAATCCCGCTCCTGCTCGGCCAAGGCGGCATAAATGTGCAGCTGGAACTTGTCGGCGTGCGGCATGCTTGCAACGCGGAGCTTCAGCTTCGGATCGTCCATCAGCTGCGAGATGAAGGATACCTTGCGGCTGAGCCGATCGAGCTTGGCGACCAGCAGCTCAGCGCCGGTGGACTTGGCGAGGGCGAGCGCCTTGGCGAACTCGGGGCGGCCATTGTCGGCGCCGGAGCCGGTGTCCTGGAAAGAGCCGAGGATGTCATAGGGGATGTCGGAGTACTGGGTCAGGAAGATGCCGATGTCCCTGGTCTGGGCCTCAAGACCGAGGCCTGAGTGGCGCTGCTCCTGGGTGGAAACGCGGGTGTAGATGACGTAGAGGCGCATGCTCAATCCTTAAAGGAAGCCCGTGGAAAGGCGTTCAGGTTTTCGTGAGGTTTTACCCGGCCTCGGCCATGAACGCGCCACAGGTGCCATTTCTGTCGGTTTATAGGGGCAGATAAAACAGGAACACTCGATGGAACTCAGTGCGCGGGTGGGAAAGGTGGGCCCCTTTTCCGCCCCCGCCCCCGCCAACCGGACAACCGGGGCCGGGGGTGGCAGTGGCATCGGGGCCGCGCCCTGGCCGCGCCCGCTCGGTCACGACCAGTAACCCTTACATAGGGCACCATAACACACATGTCAACGGTCGTTGGCTATGTGTAATGCTTTATTTCTGGGGGTTATAGAGACGCAGCCACTCGTCCTCGCTGAGCTCCAGGTCCTTCAGCACCGGCGTCTTGGCTGGCTTGTGGTGGGTGATGTCGACGGTCTTGTGGTCGACCAGGAGGCCGTGCAGCCTCGCGGCCAGGGCGAGCGCCCCGGTCGCGGCAGCCACCTGTCCCAGGCTCTTCGCCAAGGCGTTGTGAACGAGTAGTTCCTCGGTCAGCATTTCCACGGAAATGCCGGTTTTCTGGAGGGCTGGAAGCCTGAGTTCTGCGAGCTTGGTCTGGATACTAGGAGTTCTGATTAACTTTGAAGCATTGACCTCAGTGGTCTGTCTTGTCGTCGTCTTGTAGCCAGCCAGCTTGTAAGCCTTTGATTGCGTTTCCCCTTTGACAATCAGCATACAGAACTTCAGCTGACGCGCCGTGAGCGTCTTCATACTGCCTTCGCTTCCCTGTGTCGCTTCGTCCGACAGGCGTCACTACAGGTCAGCCTGGTGACACGGTCGCCGATAAACGGCTTGCCACAGACAATGCAGCGGCCTGTAGGCGACCGCATCACATATTCGCCGCGCCTGGCCAGTTCCGCCATGACCGCAGTGATGATGAACTGCTGGTAGCTTTCCCCGCGCCGTCTGGTGCGATGCACGGCGTTGGTGAGTTCATCGTCCAGGTAGACGTGCCTTCGCCTAGCGCTCATGCGTGCTCGACCTCTTGCCCATTGACGACCAGCTTCTGTTCAGGAGGCATCGTGATTGTGATCGGGATCGGGTAATACTCTTCAGGCTCCTCCGGCTCCGGCTCAGGCGCCACAGCCTCCGCAGGCCCGAACCATGCAATCAGCCCGGCCTCGTCGCCATTCCACTTGTTGCCATCGACCGGCTGGCTCACGCCCTGCACCGAGGCCCGATCGGTATACTGCCACAGCGACCACGTCGGCCATGTCGCCACGCACCAGGATGGCGCTGAGGCTGACGTGTACTGGCACGTCCACAGGCTGGTGTTCTCCGCCAGGAATTGATCGCAGGCATCGCCCAGCTGCTCCTCGATCACATGGCCGCTGTAGATCGTCACCTGCAGCTTCCTGGGATCATCGAGCAATATCTGCACCGCCTGCTTGAGATCGCTCAGCGATACGCCTGCATCCTCATGATCAAGACACATCCGCTCGCCCTCACGCGGATCGACGGTGTCCAGGTAGTGCTGCATCTGCGCGACCATGTCGCCGGGCCTGAGAAAATGATAGGTCGACCAGCACAGGCCTGCATCCATTGCCGCACGCGCCCTGGAGAACAGTGTATCGTCCACATAGCTGGTTCCCTCGGTCGCCTTGTGGATGACGCCCACCGTGCCTGCCGCCTTCAACTGCGTCCAGTTGGGCGTCGGGTTGTGATGACTTAAATCAACAACTACAGGATTAGTCATCTCGCCAACCACTTCCAATTGCCATGACCATTGCGGATACCGCGTATTGTCGAGGCCGCGATGCCGATTTGCTCGGCCAGTTGATAGCTTGAAAGGGAATTGGTGCGGATCATGCAGACCTGATCCTGGCTGAGTTTTGCCATGCCGTGTGGCTGAACGCCATCAGCGACAGCGTCGGCGGCGTTCTGTTTCCTAGTTCCCCAATAAAGGTGCTGTGGGTTGTAGCAGAGCGGTTGATTGCAGCGATGCAACGCAAGCCTGCCCTTGGCTGGGCCGTGGACAGCTTCGCAAACCATGCGGTGAACGTAACGTACGCTGCCATTGCGTCCGCCAACCTTGCGCACGCCATAGCCACGAACGGTTGCTCCACTCCACAGCATGCACGTCACTTGCCCTTCCTCCTCTCCTTCGCGATCTTGAACTGCTTGCCTGCTTGTCTGTCGGCCTTGACGAACTCCTTCCCCACCTTGGCCGGGATGCCGAGCGTTGACGCGCCGTGCGCCGCCGCCTGCATGGCCCTGTGCTGTGCTCCGCTCTTCGAAGGCATTTTTTAGGTCAGCCTCACTGCCAAATCAAATCCGTTCACGGATTGTACCATTTCCAGCTTTTCTGCAAACGCCCTTGCCTCAACCCATGAATTGCGGTTGCGCCCTTCGTAGCGGGCGGCAAATGACCACGCCATGCTGTCCGCCGAGGAGAGCAGCCCGACGATGCCGGGCTCGGCCAGCGCCGTCGCCTTAAGGCCGAAGCCGTGCAGCCTGAGATCGGGGCGCACGGCATGGATGGCCTGCAGCACGGCCAGCACCGCATCAGGCTTGCTGTTGCGCTTGCACACCGAGCCGACGCCAACCCATAGGCCAAGACCAAGCCTTGAGCCATAGGCTGCCACATGCCGAACGTAGTCTTCCGGCGCGTAGCCTTGCAGGACCGGCATCACAGGCACCGGCAGCTTCTCGGCGATCAGCGCATCGTATCGCTCGATGGTCAGCCGCTGGTGATCCTCGATCGTCAACCCGGTCTTGGCCAGCATGAAGTCCTCGCACATGTAGTCCTGGGTCACCGCTGCATCGATGCCTGCGATGCCCCACCAATGCAGGCGCCTGATCTCATCCGCATACTGAGCCACCGTAGTCCGGTAGCGGCCATGCTGCGCCAGTTCCGTGAACGCCCCGCTGTCGAGCAGGATGCGGCCCAGCAATGGCTTCCTGCGCTTGGCCAGCCGCTTGACCGAGATGCACGACCGCGCAAACCGCTTGGCGTCACTGGGGCTGATGAAGGCCGGGATAGAAGATCATTTCTTCGCCACACACGTCTTGCTGCCATCCGGCATGATGCGGTAGCCGACGCAGCCGTCATCGGTTGGCGCTGCCGTGTGCTTGACCGGCTGCTCGGTGCAGGCGGCCAGCAGCAGGATGAGAGCCAGTGCCAGCCGGGTCACAACTGCCCCTTCAGCATCTCGATGCCCCTGGCGATCAGCGCCAGCTTTGCCTGTAGCGCCTCGATATCCTGGCTCACCGTGGTGGCGCCATTGGGCTTCGGATGCGGCTCATGCTTCAGCCTGGCGTTGGGAAAATCCTCGGCCAGCACGCGGTCGAACTCCCTGGCCATCGTCTCGTCGGGGTTGAGCATTATCGGTTCTCCTGGTTGCGCCTTGCCTCGAGGTTCCTGAGCAAGGCAGGTGTCGGGCTCTTCGGTTGCGGTCGTGACTGGATCAGCCGTGACGGCGGCGGCCACTCGGTCGGCTCTCGCTCCGGTTCCCTGAACG